CCGGGAACGACGGACGGACGGTTCGGACGACGGTACCGACGTACCGGACCGGACCGACGACGTTACGTACCGTTCGTACCGTTGGTAGGTAACGGTTAAGGTTAACGTTAAGGTTAGTTACCGTCGGTAACGTTACGTACGGTACGGGGTACGGGGTAGGGGGTACGGGGGTAACGGAAACCGGGAACGGGAACCGGGGACGGGAACGGACGACTACGTACGTACGTACCGTACCGGTCCGGTACCGGACCCGAACCGGACCCGACCGACGTAGTAAGTACGTACGACCCGGTACCGGTCGGCCGTCGCGACGACGGTACGGACCGGTCGGTACGGACCGGCCGCCGACCGGCCGGACCGGCCTCACCGAACTAGTTTTGTGCATCACGGCATAGAGACGTGCGGGCAGCGGCGAGGTATCCCCATTCTCGCCCCGGTATTGCCTACCCTGAAACAGATGGGGCGGTACACGGACGCAGAATTGGCAGCAGCTATCGTTTCGTCCTCTGCAACCCTTTTTATCCAACGGGATGCAGAAACGAACCAGGCACCGTTTGGCGAAGAACCGCAGGACAAAGCGGCTGATCCGAACACCCCGCCTGACGAACTGGCAATCAATCTCGGCCCGGCGGCGGTGTTTGACCTCGCCCCGGGCGAAAAGGCAAACCTGATCGACCCGAAGCACCCCACCACGACCTACGACGGCTTTATGTCGGCAATGTCGAACCAGGTTGCGACGGGCATTGAGGTGCCCAGTGAAGTGCTGTACAAGAAGTTCAGTTCCAACTATTCTGCATCCAGAGGCTCCCTCAATGAATTTTGGCGGACGTGCGGGGTGATGCGGGATAGCTTTGCAGACGATTTCTGCCAGCCCACCTACGAAAAATGGTTTGCTGAGGCAGTGGCCCGCGGGCGTATCAACGCCCCGGGCTTTTTTGATGACCCTGCCATTGCAAAAGCCTACACGGGCTGTATCTGGAATGGCCCCGCCCGCACGAACCTTGATGCCAAGAAAGAAATCGAGGCGGCGATTCTGCGCATGGATAAGGGCATCAGCACTGCCGAGCAGGAAACTGCACAGATGACCGGCGGCAGCTGGCGGGCAAATATGCGTCAACGCAAATCTGAAATGGAGAAGATGAAGGAGGTAGGGTGCGATGAGCAAACCCAATTCCAAGACAACCCCGAAGACAACGGATAACAAGTTCTGGAAGTTCCGCAATCTGGCCGACGGCCAGAAAGCAGAACTTTTTCTTTACGGTGATATTTCCGAAACAAGCTGGTGGGGTGACGAAGTTACCCCGAAGCAGTTCGCAGATGACCTCGCCGCCCTGGGCAATGTGGCCGAGATCACCCGTGTCATCAACTCCGGCGGTGGTGATGTCTTTGCGGCTCAGGCTATTGGCAACCAGCTGGAACGCAATGCCGCCACTGTGACCGTCCACATTGATGGCCTGTGCGCCAGTGCTGCTACCATCGTTGCCTGTCATGCTGACAAGGTTGTGGCTGCAGCGGACAGCACCTATATGGTCCACCCGGTCAGCATGGGACTTTGCGGGTATCTGACGGCTGACGAGATGCGGAACTACTTGAAAGCTCTGGATGCGACCCGGGAAAGTATCGTTTCTCTGTATGCCAAGAAGACCGGCCGCGATGCGGACGAGTGCGCAAAGTGGATGGACGAAACAAACTGGTGGACGGCGGACGAAGCCAAGGAAAACGGCTTTGTGGATGAAGTGGATGATGCAGAGGAAGACACTGTGGTAGAAAACCGCAATGGCATCCTGTTCGTCAACAGCATCGGCACCCACCTGCCTTTTAACGAGGCTCCCGAATTTGTCAGAAACCGGGCAAAGGCAAAAACGCCTGCCGCTCGGCCTGAAAATAACTACCCGGCGGAACAGCCGGAAAATAAAACCCATGGGGAGGTAAAAGACATGGAAATCAAAACCAAGGATGATCTCCGCAAGGCGTACCCTGATATGGTGGCACGATCGAGACTGACGCTACCATTGCAGAGCGTACCCGAATCAAGGAGATCGAGGACAGCACCCTGCCCGGTGCTGAAGCTGAGGCGACCGTGGCAAAGTTTGAGAAGCCTGTGGATTCTACAACGTTTGCCAAGACGATGATCGCCGCTGTGAAGGCGAAGCAGCAGGCGCAAGCAGAGACCTACCTGGCGCAGGCACAGGCTGCGGCGCAGAACTCTGGCGCAAATGGCATTGGCAATCCGCCGCCCGCAGACCCCGAGCCGGAGAACGCGGAAAACAAGGCTTTCCTGAATGCCATTCATAGGGCAAACGGCGTTAAGTAAGGAGGACAAAGCTATGAGCATGGATCTTGCAAGAAAAGATTTCAGCACTGCGCCGGAGTATTTCATCGCCGGTGTAGACATTGGCATCGCCAAGACGACCAAGACCGCCAGTGAAGCGGTGGAAGCACACACCCCTGTTCTGATTGCTGACGGCAAAGTGAAACCCATTGCCGCCCCGTCCAGCGCAGGGGCAGCGGTTCTTACTGGTCTGTATGGTGTTACGGCTGATATCGCAGAAGCAGACAAAGATGTGCCGGTTTATCTGTCCGGCGAATTTTTTGCAGATGCACTGGTGCTGCCCGACAACGTGAGTGTGGCGGATGTTGAAGTTCCGCTGCGTAACTTGGGTATTTTCCTGGTGTAAAGGAGGAAACAACTATGGCAAATGAAATCGATATTTATGACCCTCGAACCCTGGTTGAGGTGGTGCGCACTACCCCTCCGATCCACACGTTCCTGCGTGACCGCTTTTTCTCTCATGTGAAGCCTTTCACCAGCGAGAATGTTGACATCGACATTGTCAAGGGTACCAGGAAGATGGCGGCTTTCGTCCATCCGATGGTCGGCGGCGAAATCGTGCAGAGCGAGGGCTACGAAACCAAGTCCTATAAGCCCCCTCTCGTCAACGAGGCATCATCAGCACTGCCAGCCAGTTCCTGAAGCGGCTGCCCGGTGAAGACCTTTATTCTGGCCGCACCCCCGCTGATCGTGCGGCGGAAAAGCTGATTGAGGAGTACAACACTCTGAATGACATGGTGACGAACCGTGAGGAGTGGATGGCTTCCCAGGTGCTTACCACTGGTCGGCTGAGAGTTAAGGGCAAGGGCGTTGATGAAGTTATCGACTTCGGCTTTACCAACAAGGTCACTCTGGAAGGTACAAAGCAGTGGGGCAAGTCCGCTGCCAAGCCCTGGGACAATCTGCGTGAATGGAAGCAGCAGGTGAGCCGGAACGGTTTTGCCAACGCGGACATGGTTATCATGGGACAGGCGGCAGCCAATGCGTTCATGGCGGACAGCCAGATCAAGGAACTGATGGAGAACCGCCGCTTCGACATCGGCTCCATGGCTCCGAAGGAACTGGAAAACGGCCTGAACTATTATGGTCATCTGAACCTGCCCGGTGTTGACATCTACGGCTACGATGGTGTGTACCTGGATGATGTCACCAAGGAGATTAAGCCGTACATCCCGGACAACATGGTCCTGATGATTCCCAGCAATGCGTACTTCATGCGCGCTTACGGCCTGTGTACTTACCTGGATGATGAGGGTAAGTGGCACAGCGCAGAAACCGCACGTCTTCTGCGCAGCTATGTGAAGCATGGCCCTGATCGCCGTTTCCTGGAAATCCAGAGCCATCCGCTGCTGATCCCTGACAAGGTGGACAGCTGGCTCGTTGCGGAGGTCTGCTAAGACCATGCTGGACGTGGATGATAAGTACGGCACACCCGACGCCATACCGCAGCTGCCCACGTTCAAGGACTTCGTGGCGCAGGATGTGCAGACCGTTTTCTTTAACCTGGACGAGTTTGCGGAGAAACGCTACATCGACGGGAAGGAAATGGTCTGCATTACCCAGCACCCCGGCGTGACCGAACGTGCAGCACACTGGGAGGGCGGCGCGAAGCAGAGCTTCGACCAGGGAATGTACAAAGCTGACCTGCTCTTGTATGTCAAGAAAGAGGACTACGGCCCCATGCCGAAAAACGATAAGCTCATAACCCTGGACAAGAAGCGGGACTACAAAATCAAGTCCTGCTCTTTGAAAGCCAACGTATACCGCATGGAGCTTGAGCGAGTGAGAGGGTGAAATAAGTGGCCTATTTCAAAACCAATTACGACGCTTCCAGTACGACACTTTCCATCGACGACGAACAGGTTGCCCGTGCCCTTGGAGTGCTGGCGGACAAAACCCCGGCGGCACTGAAAGTGGTAATCAACACCACGGCGAGGGAAACCCGAAAGCAGATGCTGCAGAAGTAGAAGGAACGGTATGATCTCAACACTGCCGGAAAACGCATGATCGAAGACCTGCGCCAGCGGCAGAAAGCCACAAATCGCCGCCCGGCGGCAATCCTTGCCATTATGAAAACGACCCCGGCGCATTCCGGGCAGACCTGGGCTATTTCAGAACCGGCCCCACAAAACCCTACATGGGTCCGTCTGTCCGTAATGCGCCGCCCTTTTTCCAGGCACACGTCCTGAAAGGCAGCCCGATGATTGACCTTGGCGGCACGAGTAGCAAGAGCAAGGGCTTCCTTGTAAAATTTCAATCTGGGCATATCGGCATGGTTCAGCGGCAGCTTGGTGTACCAGCTGACAAAGACTATACCGCCAGCGGAAAGAAACGCTGGAAACCCAATGAGAAACTTGTGACGATGCCCAGTCCCTCCGGCTCTGCCATGCACCATACCGTGTGGGAGATGCAGGAACAGATAGGTGGAGCAGATGCTCCAAGACAACACCGAACGGCGCATCCGGCAGCTGATTGCCAATGCGAAGCGAAAGGGCGTGATCTGATATGGCGGAGAAAATCGCTGGGTATACCAGCGAGATGTGCCAGCAGGCCATGATCGACGAACTGACTGAACTTTTCCGAGGCATGACGTTTGGCGGGCAGGAAAGCCCAAAACCTCTGCAAATCTTCAAGCAGTTCCTGCCGATTCAGACGACAGACGATGATGAGGCGGATACAAACGATTCCCCTTACCCCTGCATCATCGTAATCGAGAGCAGCGGCGAACAGGACAACGAGCATGACCCGCAACTTGTCCTGTTGCAGCTTGTGATCTGCTGCTATGACCGCGGAATTGACCGACAAGGGTATGTAGACACCGTGAACGTGAAAGAAACTATTATGCAGCACTTCAAGCGGAAGCCGATTTTCGGCGGTGCTTTTGAAGTGTCATACCCCCGGAAATGGGAGCTTTCGGACGATGACGCGGATTACTACTATTGGGGAATCGTGAACCTCATTTGCAAAACCCCGAATGGTTTGAAAAATGAAGAAGTGGAGGCTCTGATATGAGTGACGAAAAGAGAACCACTGCGGCGGCAAAGAAAGCCGCGGCGGTGCAGGAGGAAGCTGTGGTGTACTGTGGCCCGACCATCAAAGGTCTGGCTCCGCAGTACACCGTTTTTGTGGGCGGTGTGCCCGCGAAGCTGGCGGAGAAGATGGAGGCAATCCCTGTGCTGAAAGCCTTGACGGTTCCCCGCGAGAGGTTCGCAGAGATGCGGATGAAGGTCGAGCAGGACGGCACCAGGGAGAACGCCCTCTATCAGCGGGCGGATGCTCTGCTGATAGATGCTGTCACGAACACAGCGGCAGCAGAGTAAGGAGGATGTGAACTATGGCTGTTTCTCATGGCTTTAATCTGACCGAAGCGACCACCAGCGTTTCCGCGCCGGTACAGGTCAGCTCTGGCTTACAGATCATCGTTGGCACCGCCCCTGTCAACCAGCTGGCAAACCCGGCGGCAGCAGTAAACACCCCGCTGTACGTCAGCACCTACAAGGAGGCTGTGGCAGCGGTGGGCTGGTCCAGCGATTTTGCAAAGTACACCCTTTGCGAGGCAATCTCCGCCAACTTCCAGGTGGTTGGCACTGCACCTATCGTCGTAATCAATGTTCTTAATCCGGCAAATAAGAAGCACATCACCGCCCTGGATGAAACCTCTGTGCAGGTCAATGATGGCGTTGCAGAGATTGACAAAGTGGGCATTCTGCTGGAAAAGCTGGTGGTGAAGAAAGACACCACTGCGCTGACGGCAGATGTGGACTACATCGCCAGCTTCAACGATGACGGCACTGTGAGCCTTGCACTTATCACCGGCGGTGCAGGCGACGGCGCAACCACCCTGACCGTTTCCGGCTCCATCCTGGATGCGTCCAAAGTGACTGCCGATGATATTGTTGGCGGTGTGAACGCTGCCACTGGCGCAGAGACCGGCCTTGAGGTGGTCCGTCAGGCCTACCCCAAACTGAGCAAGGCACCCGGTATCCTGCTGGCCCCGCGTTTCTCGAAAAATGCGCAGGTGTGCGCTGCGCTGCAGGCCAAGTGCCGCAAGATCAACGGTCTGTTCAACGCTGTGTGCTTTGTTGACCTGGACTGCAGTGCAGACGGCGCACAGAAGTACACCGATGTTGCAGAGCAGAAGACGAAACAGACGGCGACCTCCCGCGAGGCATACGCCCTGTGGCTGTACGTCAAGGTCGGCGAAACCGTGTACAGCGGCAGCTCCATGGCAGCAGCGGCGACCGTGTACAATGACAGTGAGAACGGCGACCGTCCCGTTGCAAGCCCTTCCAATGTCACCATCCCCATCTCTGCTGCCTGTCTGGAAGACGGGACGGAAGTGCTGATGGATCAGGAGCAGGGCACCTTCCTGAACGACCAGGGCATTGCAACCTTCATCCGTTCCGGCACCGACTTCGTGATCTGGGGCAATGAGACCGCCTGCTATCCGAAGAACACCGACCCGAAGGATATGTTCCTGTGCATTCGCCGCTTTTTCAACTAC